CGCCCCACCCCCGCCCTCCCGCCCACGTCCCGCCCTGCGCCAACGTGGGCAACCCCCCAGCCCCCCAGGCCCGGCGCTCGGACAGGCGCAACAAACTCAGTCTCCCCCTGCGGCTGTTCCCGGCGGCGTAGCAACGCGACTCGGGCGGGGTAGTACCTACTGGGCGACCCGCCACCGACTTCTTTCACCCCCGTGCCCCTCCTTTCACCCACGAAAACCCCGCTGGCGCGTGCGCAGGGGCTTCTTTCCCTTCTTTCTTCTTTCACCCCCCCTCGCGCGTGCGTGCAGACACACATACGCGCACGCGGGGGTGGGGGTAAGAAGGTGAAAGAGAGAAAGAAGTGTGTGTATGTGTCTACAGCCCGCATTCTGCCCCCTCTTCTTTCACCCTTCCTTCACCATCCTTCTCGGCCAAGCGGTAGATCAGGGCCGACCGACCGGCCGTCGCCGCCGACTCCGCCAGCACGTCGCCGCGCTGCACGAGCGTGTCGATGAGATCGTGGAACGAGCGGGAGTCCATCTTCATCCGCTTGAGCAGCACGCTGTGCGGCAGCGCCCCCTCGGGAGCCTCGCGGATCTTCCGCATCGCGCGCAGCGCGAGTTCGTCGAAGGGTGTCTCGGCCGCGTGGCTGGCGGCCATGAAGAGCATCCGCCTGGTCTGGTGCATGACTAGCCGCGACGCCCACCGTACCGCCTCAACGCCGATGGTGGGCTCGGCGTGGTTCTCGCTGACGGCGTAGATCAGCGCCAGCTTCCGGGTCTGCTCGCTGGCGCGCCCCCACACGGTCGTCGCCACCGCGTCGCGCCGGCCCTCGGCCTCGCCGTACGCTTGCTCGGCTGACCGGCGGAGTTCGACGAGCAGCGCCCGGGCTTCGTCGGTGTGCGGCACGACGCGCGGCGTGGGGTGGGCGTTGGCGAGGTTGCCCGGCCCGGGGCGCAGGTCCGACCACCACTTGGCCGTCGCGAGCACGCGCTCGGGCAGGTCGCTGACGGTCGGCTCCTGGCCTGCGCCGCGCGGGCCGGACTCCAGGATCAGCATGCGCGCAAACAGGCCGTTGGTGAGCATCCGCTCCGAGAGCGCGGCGTAGTAGTGGTTCGGGATCGCCGTCCCGAAGAGCACCAGGCACGGCTGGTCAATCACGCCCGGCTCGCTCTGCCCGGCCTTGCGGCGCATCGGGAAGACCGAGTTGGACGCCGAGTACATCGTCAGCAGCGTTCCCATGATCGACTCGAACCGCGCGTCGCGGGCGCGGTTGATCGATTGCAGCAGGCCGTCGATCTCGTCGGTCTGGAAGAGCATCGACGGCGTGCCGTGGAGCGCGTCCTGCACGCCCTCGCCCGAGGCGAGTCGGTCGCCCAGCCCGCTCCCGAGGTCCACGGCCTGGAGCACGCGGGCGTTGATCTTTCGGGGCCAGTCCTTGCCCGAAGAAGAGTGCGCCAGCCCGAGCAGGTACATGTTGGTGCGGTTGTCGCCGGGGTCGCGGACCTTGCGCCCCGCCAGGAACGCCTGCAGCGCCAGCGCCCCGCAGAACGCCAGCGTCTGGCTGGGGTAGGGCGCGGTGGCGAGGCAGTAGTCCATCACCTCGCCGACGAAGCCCGGGACGCGGAGCGCCTCGGGCGGGAGCAGGCCGGGGTCGTCAGGCGCAGGGGGCGAGGGCGCATCCGTCACCGGCGCGCGGCCCCGCACAACCAGGCGAGAGAGATCGACGCCTCCCATGTCCTCGGGCTTCTCGGCATCGCGCAACCACCCGTGCGGCTTGTCGTGCGGCTTGCTGGCCGCGTCGCTGACCTTGTGCCGCAGCTCCTTCTCCGACCACGGCGGCTGGCATCGCGGGTTGTACCGCTCCCACAGCAGCCCGAACGCCGTCTCGGGGTCGAGCCCGAACCCATGCACCATCGCGGTCGCGGCGGCATACGTCTGGCTGTGCCCGCCCGAGCCTGAGATCGCGGGCGGGATGCGGTCGAGGTACGCCGCGGCACGGCGGAGCAGGGCATCGCCCGCTGGGAACGTCGGCGTTCCTAGCGCCTCTGGCTGTGAACGGGGACGTTCCTTGCGCCCGCCGCGCCGCTCGATGATGGCTTCTGCAAGGGCCGCCACCGCCCCGACGAGCGTCTCGGCGTCCACCACGGCGGGCTCCCCCTCGACCGGGTCGTAAGCATCGCCGTCGGGATGGACGCTCGGCCCGACGGCCGTCTGCGTGCCCGTGCTGCGGAGTTCGACCAGGCTCTCGTTCGTCCCGGGCATGCAATGCTTGCGGGTCACCGCGCCGTGGCAGATGTACCACCAGTGCGACCGGGGGCGGCGCGCGTGCCCGGTAGTCACCGGCGTCGGCGGCAGGAGACTCGGCGCGAGCTCGACCGCCTCCGAGCAGTCCAGGTCCACATCCACGAGCCACCCGCTCGGCTCGCCGAGCAGGATGCCGATGTTGCCGCTCGCGGGCGAGCCGTTGAAGTGCGCCGGCAGATCGGGCTCGGCCAGGCGCAGCGATGTCCAGCCCTTCAGTTTCGGAGCCTTCTCGCCCGCGGGGAGCGGGATGGGCGCGTAGCCGCGCGCGAGGTATGACCTCGCCGCGTCGAGCACGTTGGACGGGCCGCCGCTCATCGCTTACTCGTCGTCCCCCTTTGTCTTGACGCCGGCGCCCATGATCTTGAGCATCTGCGCGGCGTGCTCGCGGTCGCGCTTGCTCGCGCGGTAGTCAAGCAGACGGTCGATGTCCACGACGGGCTTCACCGCGTACTCGAAGCTGTGCTCGCTCCCCGCCAGCCCGAGGGCGTGCGCGATCGCCTGGGTGCAGCGGCTGGAGCGGTGCGTCCCGGCCGCCGCGAGCAGCAGCGGCACCTCGGCCCGCGTCTGGCCGTGGTACATCAGGCCTCCGACGCTGCGGGCCAGCAGAGAGCCGACGCCCTTGGCGTCGTTCTTGTCGATGGGGGCCGAGGCGACGTGCCGCCCCAGCACGCGGCCGTCCTTATCCGCCTCTTCGATCGTGATCGTGATCATCGTGAACTCCTGGTTCAGAAGGGAATCTCGTCATCGGGGATGCCGTATGTCGTGCCCACCGGCGCGGGCACGTACTCGGGGAGGCCCACATCGCCCTCGAGGCGCGGCGGCTTGTCGCCCAGGCGGTGCGCCACCACCCGCTCGAACTGCTCGCCCGCCTTCTTTTCAACCGTGATGTGCAGCGCCGGCGCGAGCGCTCCGGCCTTCGCCAACTCCACCGCCTCCTCCGTGCCACCGGGAACGGGCTCGACGGACCGCGCCCGCCACCACGCCTCGGCCTTCGTGCGGGCATATCCGGTGTGGTCGAAGCAGACCCACTCGCGGAAGTAGCGGTTGAAACCGACTCGATACTCGACGCGCATGGTCAGCGGTGCGGATGGGTCGCTGCGCTTGGAGTGCACGTGGTACGTCGTCTCGCTGACGCGGTGTTCCTCGCGCGTGGTCTGGCCGCTGAGGATGCCCTCGGTGCTGGCCTGCGCCTCGTGCTTCTGCTTGTTGGGCTCGGGGAATTGGTGACCGCACTGCGGGCAGGTCTGGTAGCCCGCCGCGATGAGCGCGTGGCACTGCGGGCATTCCTTCGCCGGGGCCTCGCCCTCGCCGCGATCGTCGGTGGCGATGCGGATCGCGTCGACCGGACCGTGGCGGAGCACGTTGCCGCCAAAGTCCAGCACGAGGCAGTCGGACTTGCCGGGGTGGAGTCGGAAGCCTCTGCCCACCATCTGGTAGTACAGGCCGGGCGACATCGTCGGCCTCACGAGCGCCACGCAGTCGATGTGCGGTGCATCGAAGCCGGTGGTCAGGACGTTGACGTTGCAGAGGTACTTGAGCGCCCCCGAGCGGAAGCGATCCAGGATGGCGCTCCGCACGCCCGCGGGCGTCTCCCCCGACACGAACCCGCACTCGACGCCGTGCCTGGACTTCAGGACCTCGACGATGTGCTGCCCGTGGCGGATGCCCGATGAGAAGATCAGCGTGGCCGCGCGGTCGTGTGGGGGGCGGGTGTGCTCGACGATCTCGGCGCACGCGCCCTCGACCAGGGCGTCCTTGTCCATCAGGTCCTCGACCTCGCTGGCGACGAACTCGCCGGCGCGGACGTGCAGGTCGTCGGTGCTCACCTTCTGGAGCCCCGCCTTGGTCCGCAGTGGGGAGAGGAAGCCCTGCACGATCAGTTCGCGCACCCCCACCTCGAAGCAGACGTGGTTGAGGATGTTGTGGGGGGTCGGGGCGCAGATCGGGCCGGACTTCATGCGGAACGGCGTCGCCGTCAGCCCGATCACCCGCGCCAGCGGGTTCACCACCTTGGCGTCGGCGATGAACTGCCGATACATCCCGTCGTCCTCGGCGGGGACCATGTGCGCTTCGTCGACGATGATCAGGTCCACCGGCCCGAGGTCGCACGCCTTCTTCCAGATGCTCTGGATGCCCGCGACCGTGACGGCGTAGCCGAGGTCCTTGCGTTTGAGGCCAGCCGAGTAGATGCCCACGGGCACATCGGGCGCGATGACGCGCAGCTTGTCGGCCGCCTGCTCGAGGAGTTCCTTCACGTGCGCCAGCAGCACGACGCGTCCGCCCCATTGGCCGACGGCGTCGCGGCAGATCGTCGCGATTAGCGGCGTTTTGCCCGAGCCGGTCGGAAGCACCGCGACGGGGTTGTCGTCGCGGGTCCGCAGGTGGTGGTAGATCGCCTCTACCGCTTCGGCTTGATAGGGTCGCAGTTGCATCTCAATCCGCCGACGCGGCTTTCGCCACGCCGGCGCTCACGCCAATCCGAGCCCTGCCGAGCCTTGCCATGCCACGCCGGGCCGTGCTTGTCCCGAACCGCCCCGACGTGCCTGGCCATGCCACGCCAATCCAGACCTGGCCTCACCTCGCCGGACCGGAACACACCGGGCCCTGAAGTTCGTGGACTGCCACATGCACTCCGCCGCCCCGCGTGCATGGGCCGCGGCGGATGTCGATCCGATCGATCATGCTGTCATCTCGGTAGAGCCCTCCGTGCTGAAGCGAGTCGAGCAGGCATTTGAGTAGGTTGTCGAGGTCGCGACGCCTCCGATCTGGCGGGTACACAATCACCAACACCGTGAGGGGGCCCGTCACGGAGGGAGCGCCCATGGCCAGCAACGCCGCCTTCACGCCGGCGCGATACTCCCGCCCGGCGCGACTGATCAGCGTTGCGCGGCCGACGCGCCGGTAGTAGTGATTGGCCGAGGGTGGGAGTGGGAGAGAGAGTTCCATGCGTCTGTTCGAACCTCGCCAAGCCTCGCCCGACCATGCCCAGCCTCGCCATAACCAACCAGAGCCCATCAGTCCGCCAGCACATCGAACCGCGTGACGCGGAATCGCCCATAGGTCGGGCGGAAGTCCGCGAGGCCGACCAGACGACCCGCGTCGGTGAGCAGCCCGTGCAGCATCTCGGGCGAGACGTACTCCGGCAGGTTGACCATGAACACGAACGCCGCGGACCAGCCGGTCTTGAGCGCCGGGCGCACCCGCGTGATGCCGTTGCGCTGCACCTGCACGCGGCACTTGTGCTCGTAGTCCCACCGCGTGGTGCCGAGGCCGGCGAGCGGCGTCAGACTCACGACCGCCGCTTTCACGAGATCCTGCGCGCTCTTGCGCGGAGAACGAGGATCCTGCCGGAACTTGGCTGCCGCGATCACCGCTTGACGGAGGTACTCGCCCGGCAGGCAGAGTTCGCCGTCGTCGTTGCGGTAGACGTACGACTCGATGTCGTCGGTCTTCTTCGCCGCCGATCCCTTGGCCGAGCGCGCCTTGGCCTCGACGGCCTCGCAGTTCCAGCGGTGGAACAAGAGGTCCGCGTCGCCCTGGATCTCGACCTCTACGCGGTACGGAATGCTCGAGTCGATGATCCGCTTGCCGCCGTTGCTGATGCTCGGTCCGATCGCTGTTGCTGTGCTCATTCGTGTGCTCCTTGTTTGAATGCCGTCCCGAACCGCAAGGTCCGGGGCGGCTAAGTCCATGCCTTTCCCAGCCAGGTCACGCCCCGCCGGGCCTGGCCATGCCAATCCCCGCCGCGCCATGCCGTGCGAAGACTCAGCCCGCCTTGTCTCACCTCGCCCGTACTTGTCCTCTTCATCGCTTCCAGGGCGGCGTGCTCCCCGGGCCGACGCCGACGGGAGCACGAGCGCTCACCGGCGAGCCCCCGCCGCCCTTCTTGCCGTAGCCCTTGATCACGTTGACAGGCTCGCCCGTGTCATCGCGCTTCTTCAGCCCGACGTTGATCTCCAGCGGCACGTTGTGGAGCTCGACCGAGTCCCTCGGCTGCATGACGCCGATGGCGCGGCAGATGGCCGAGAGCTCGCCGCGAGCGATCTTGACCGTCATTTCGCTCTTGTTCTCGAGGTTGAGGCGGGCCCAGACCAGGCGGCCCTTGAACTCGCCGTCGATGATCTGGAAGGTCAGCTGCAGGTACTTGCCGCCCCCGGTCTTGGTCGGCTTGAGCTCCGACTCGGAGACGACGGCGAGGTACTTGCCCGCGGGGAGCGGATCGAGCGCGACGGACGGGTCAACCTGGTTTGCGTCGAAGTTGTTCAGAGTTGCCATGAGTCAGTTCCTTTGCGATTGGTGATGGACGGATGAGGGATGGACAACGGCAACGGCGCTCAAGCCGCGCCGGCGTTGTCGGTGGTGGGGGCAGGTGCAGTGACGGCGGCGAAGGGGTCCTCGCCGCGCACGAGCGCCGCGAAGACGCGGTAGTCCAGCGGGATCTCTTCGGGCAGACCCAAGCGGTTCTTGGCGACGTGCGCTGGCCGCTCGACGGTGCGGATGATCCGCTCGCCAGTGCTCACGCCGTTGTGCTTGGCCTTGTTGAAGCCCTCGTCAACCTTGATGGTGTGGACTTTGTACGTGGCGAAGAGCACCTCGTCGGCCCACTCCTGCACCAGCGCCGACGCGAGCTTGTGCAGGCGCGGCGAGTAGCGGTCGTACGGCACAGTCTCGGGGTTCTCGAACTTCTCGATCTTGGCGTGAGCGATGAGCACGACCGTCATGCCGCGATCGCTGCGGAGCGCATCGAGCGCGCCGAGCACCGCCCGCCACTTGTCGACTGCGAAGGCAAAGCCCTTCGCATACCCGATCTTCTCGATGTTCTCGACGTTCTCGTCGGCGCAGACCTCGGCCCAGATCAGGCGCTCGAGCCAGTCAAGGCTGTCGATGACGACTGTGCGGTAGTCGTGGTCGCCCGAGTACAACGACTCGAGCGCCGCCATCACCTCGCCGAGGCTGCGGGCCAGCGGGAACGACTCGCAGTCGATGTCGGCCAGGCCGTCCTCGGTGGGGACGAATATGGGCTTCTCGGCCATCGCGCCGAAGGTGCTCTTGCCGATACCGTGTGTGCCGTAGAGCATCACGCGGCGGGGACGGGCCTTGCGGCCCTTGCTGATCTGGTTCATGAGGGTGGCGGTCGCGGTTGCGGGCATGGGATCTCCGTGCTTGGGGAGTGAGGACTCGATGTCGTCCGGCCAGATGTCGCGGGTAAACGCGCCCTGGCCGAGGCGGACGAGCGGAAGGCGGCGGGTCACGCGGCAGCCGTCGCGGGCTCGGCCGACGGCTCGCGACGTACGCGGAACGCCTCGCGGCCGAACTCGTGCGTGAGCAGAGACGTGCAGATCTGGGCGACCGAGTCGACGATGGTGTCGCACCCGCTCACACGCAACTCGGCCTGAAGCGGGTGGACGGAGAACGTCACCTCGGTGCGGACCTTGGCTTCGCCGCAGAGCCCTTCAGCGGCCAGCAGAGACAGCCGGAGCGTGTCTTCGGCCTCCGACAGATCCACATCCGGACTGAACTCAAAGCGGTACTCGACACATCGCATGGTGGCGTTCTCCGTGGGAGGTGCGGGAGCCCGCGGGGGCCGGGGCCCGGCCCACGTCGTGAGCCGGGCCCCGGATCGCCGGTCCGCAGCGAGCGACTGCCCGCTGGGCATGCCTTTATGCAAATTCCGAGAGCGATGTGGCGGATTCGAGGATGCGAGCGCGGATCGCTTCGAGGCGCGGCAGCAGAATCCACCGCGAAACCTTGCGCTTCTTGGCAGCGCCGGTGATGCCGAGTTCGGCGACGTCCCGGAGCAAGATCCGCTCGCGGGGAGTGAGCATGGCGTCGACGAGCGCCGCCTCGTCGCGGATCGCGGCTTCCTCGGCGGGAGTGTGGGGCGTTGTGCCGGTGCGGCGGCCGCCGTCGGCGTCGTTCATGCGATCGCCGATGGAACTGCGGTGCGAGTGGTGTCCCGGCTGCTCTTCGTCCAGGGACAGCGTGCGCCCAGCGGCGCGACGCTTGACGCCCTTACGGCGGCGGACCTCCATCCCGATCCAACTCGTCACGACCGAGGTGGCGAACGCCTGGATCGAGCCCCGGCTGGCGTCGAAGAGATCGGCCTTGGTGAGCAGGAACAGCGCCATCTCCTGACGCAGGTCCTCCTCTTCCGCGCGGGCGAAGCCAACGCTGCGGCTGAGGAACATCGCCTTGCGGCGGATCAGGTCGGCGGTGAACGGGTGGGACACGACATCGCTGCGGCTGGTCATGGGACCTCCGAGGCCGGAGGTCTGCTCGCCAACCAGTCACAGGACCGCACGCGAAGGACTGCGCCGCGGCAACACGCCGCGAGGGATGCACAGGTGCGCCCGTGACTGGCCGGTTATGAGCCGACCGGCCTCGGACGCAGGGCCCGGTGTCGCGGAAATCGAGGGTTGGAATGGGGCGTATCGCTGCGTGCGACACACCTAAGCCCTTATGGAAGCGCTACTTGCTGTACCGTTCGATTTTCTTTCCTCTGTCGCGGGGTTGCGACGCGACAGACCGGCCGACCGAGGCGGAGTCCTCGGCGGGTTCGAAAGTGCCAGCCTCCTTGGCTCGTTGGACCGCACGCCAGACTCTGTCCCGCGAGATCTCCGACTCCAGCTGTTCAGAGAGCGCATCGGCGGCCTTATCGAACGAGCCATGCAGTTGGTACGCGGCCACCAGCATCTCGTCTGTCAAGTTCGCCTTGATCTCCGCCTTGACCTGTGCGCGGACGAGCTTCTTCCCGCGTGCATCAAGCGACACGCCACCCGTGAGCTCTGCGAGGCGATCTGCCGCATCGATGGCTTCGATGACTGCTTGCGGGTCGAGCACAACGTTGTCGTCGGCCATCGCGGCCACGCCATGCATGGGAATCACGGCGGGCACGCGCCCGGGCCATCGGCCCGGATCCGGCACCCGGTGTGGTACGAACACGACCGCCCGGCCGCCCGCGCCGACATGGCGCATGAGCACTTCTGCGTCGTCATCGGCAAGTCGCACCGCGAAAGCGACCTCGCGCGTGGTGTCGCGCAACTGCATCCGGCCCAGCCGCCAGAAACGGCCGGGCAACACCGGCTTCGGTGTCGAGACCGCGAGGGCCGATGCCAGCGCTGAGGCCACGCCGTCAAGGTCTACCGACCAGCCACGGCACATCTCCTCGGTGATCTCGACCTTGAGCGACTCCGGGCAGGAGATGAAGTACCGCGGCTTCTCGGTGTCGTCCGACGGCGCGACGACCGTCACCGATTCGACGTGGCCGTCGTCGCAGTGGGGACACGGCGCGGTGAGCCCCGTCTGAGCGGGGCGCACCAAGTGTGACCTCAGCAGGTCGTCGAGCGCCTCTTTGGGCCAGCGCGACACCTCTGAGTGGTTGAAGAGCGATCCCGGCATGTCCGCCGCGACGAGCAGCATCTGGAAGAGATCAGCTTTGGTCATCGGTCACCTCCCACCGGCGCAGGCAGCGCTCGCCAATGACGCGAACCTCGTCGGGCTTGCTCTTGAGGTTGCTGGAGTGTGGGACCGAGACCTCGAACGTCAGCGTTGGCTGGCGACCGACACCGTTGTGGACGAAACGGAGCGAGAACGTCGCCTGGACGACGCGCAGCCCTTCGACTGGCAGGTTCTCGCGGCGCAGCCAGCGGTCCATCTTGCGGTAGATGTCGTTGCGGTCGCCGCGCGGATCGGCCTTGATCTCGATGTGTCCGCCTCCGCCGCGAGGCACGATGCGCAGCCGCGTGATACGGGCGTCCTCGACACGATCGGCAGGATCGGTGGGAAGCGGGAAGTCGTTCTGGAGCAGGTGGTCGAGGCGATACGAGGGCTTGAGCGGGTCCGCCGGCGGGATGTCCTTCTTGAGCACCGCCTTGCAGAACGCCACCTGCAGGGTCGTCCACATCTTCCCGCCGCCGGGCGCGACGATCTCCAGGACGCCCTCGTCGCCGCTGTAGACGAAGACGTTTTCGAACGCGTACCGATCCCAACGCACGGTCGGCTGGTTGTCGTCCCCATCAAAGACCAGGTGCTTGTCGGGGTAGTCGTCGAGGTACGCGAAGAAGTAGTCCGCGCCGTCGGCGCGTCGGTAGTGCTCGACCATGCACTGCTTGCCACGGAGCTGGGCCGGCGCGTACACCGACGAGAGTGCCTCACCAAGCGGACTGCACAGTGACCCGGGATCCTCAAGCTGGCGCTTCGGCAGGCCGTTGCGGCGGTTCCAGAGGCGGCCGCCGGTCAGCGCATCGGCGCGAGCGAACATCGCCGCGTCGTTGAACACCTCGGGCGCGTACAGGTACGACCACATGGCCTTGTCGGCCTTGCTGCGCTGCGCGGAAAAGTCCTCGGCCCGGTCGGGATGGCGGGCGAGGATCTCCTCCGCCAGGACGGCCACGCCGCGGTGATCGGCGAGTTCGTTGACGTCGCGGATGATCATCTGCACTTCGCGCTGCTTGGCTTCCTGCAGTTCCCGCCAGCCCGTGAACACGGGCTCGATGCGGTGCTCGCTGAGCTGGTCCCACGGGACGTCGGCGAGCTCGCCGCGCCGCGTGAAGAACTCGCGGAGCAGCGAGTTGGCGATTTGCTTCAGGACTTTGCGGGGATCAAACGGCTTGGCCATGACTGAGATTCCTTGTCTGTCGTTTGCTAAATGGTTGACACTCAGGACGTGACAGTGCCGTGCCGGTGTCGTGGCATGCAGGGTCAGAACAGCGTGTTGGGTCGTTCGCGCATCAGCAGGCCGAGCTTCTCGAGGCGGATGCGCATCGCCTCGGCGGACACTTCAAACCGCTCGGCCAGCGGCTTCGAGAAACGATCGAGTGTGGCGTCGGCCGTGTCGCGACCGTCGGCGGCGGACACGGGAGCGAGATCAGCGAGGACCACGGGGTCCAGGCTTCCGCGCCAGTCCTTCCACGCTGCTACGACGAGCGACTTGGGCATGAGCAGGTAGCTGGCAAACGTGTCGGCCTGCCATTCGACCGGGATCTTCTTCTCTCCGGCGCGGCACACGACCGCGGGCTGCCCGCGCCCATCGAACAGGGCCGCCTGCGTCGGATCCTCGCGGTAGTACGAGCGGTGAAGTCGCCAGTGCCCGATCTCGTGCGCCAGCGTGAACCGGTATCGCCCGAGCCGCGTTGAGTTCTCGGAAGGATCGAGCCGGGTGTCGATCCGGACCAGCTTCTCGTTGAACCAGATCGCGCCGAGCACGCCATCGGTCCCGAACAGCGCCGCGAGGTCCTCGATGGCAAACGTCAGGCCGAGGTGCAGTTCGAGGATGTCCTCAACGGGCACCGGCGCGACGACGGTCGCACCGCAACGCTGTGCATATTCAGCAACGAGGACATCCGCGTCGCGCTCAATGCGGACTTCCGGCAGGAACGACACATCTGTGATGGCCCCGCGACCACTCACGACGGATCGCCCTCCCTCCGCATCTTGGACGCTTGATCCTGCAGCTTCTTGAGTTGCTCGGGCGTGAGGCCCTTTGCGGCTCGCAGCAGGGCGGGCATGGCCTCCGGCTGGCTCTGGATGATTTTCGGCAGGTCTTCGGGGACGCGGCCCGCCATCGCGAAGAGCTCGTCCGGACTCTCACCCAGCAACTCAGCCATTTTCTGAATGCGGTCAGCGGTCGGCGGCGAGTCCACTTTGTCCTGCTCGACGTGCGACAGGTACGTCGGGCTGATGCCGACAAGCTCGGCGAAGCGGCGCAGGCTGTACCCTTTGGCCGTGCGGCGGTCGCGGATGAATGTGCCGAACTTTGGCTTTTGGACGGTCATGGCTGTTTGACGCTCGCTCGTTCCCTGTTTACTGTACATGGACATAACCGGCGGGTCAAACCGCACCTGCCGCGGTGCGATTACCGAGATCGGCGAGTTCGGACATCCTTCCCATGCTGTCGCTCACCCCACTATTCGACGCCCGAAACCCGAGACCGGACGACGTCGGATCGTGCTCGCCTCCTGACCTTCGATCCGCGCCCGCGTTTGGGCCTGCAACGGTCTTCTCTCCCGCTGGTCAGAAAAGTCCGCAGCAACCATCCACCCGGAGGCTTCCGTGAGGGTCGTACCCAACGCTGGAAATGACCGGGTCTTCGACGTTGTGCAGCGTTGCGCATCGCAGGTGGCGCAGCTCGACTTCGCGTCTCCACAGCTGTCGATGTTCGCTCTCGGCGAGCTCGTCAGCGCGATGAGCGGAATGCGGGCAATTCGAGCCATCATTCCAGCACAGCCCCAGTCCGCCGCGCTTCTGGGCGACGCGGCCGACCGCAGCCGACGGAACCGCTTTGAGGCAGCATCTTTGGCGAGATCACTCGCGGCCACGCTCGAGAAAGTGGCCGCCGTTCGGCAAGCGCCGAAAGGTGTTCCACAGGGCGCGTTGGTCGCGAGGCTCGGTACCAACGAGCCTGCTCAGGCTATTCTCGGTGCGTTCTCCATCAGTAGCGCCGGCCTTGGCTTGTCGCCGGGCAATCCGCTCAGCCTGATTCAGGCGTCCGAGAGCCCGGCTGAAGCTGCGATGATCGCTCAGTGGTTCGACCTTCAGTGGGCCTCCCTGGGGGCCGATGGTGCGGCGAAGGCCGAGCTCATCTCGTTGCTTGATCGGATCAGCCAGCACCAGGATCCGCTGAGCGTCTATGCGGTCATGCTGCACCATTTGCTCGGCAGCCGTGGCGACGCGCTGGACGAAGATCGCGTCGTCAACGCCGCTACTGGCATCCGCAAGACCATCATCTGGAAGAAGCTCTACAAGTTCCAGCGAGATGGAGTCGTTGGCGCAATCGACAAGCTCAACCGCTTCGGCGGCTGCATCATCGCCGACAGCGTTGGCCTCGGCAAGACCTTCGAGGCGCTCGCTGTGATCAAGTATCACGAACTTCGAAACGACCGTGTCCTGGTTCTGTGCCCGAAGCGTCTGCGCGACAACTGGACGCTCTACGCGACGAACGACCGGCGCAATATTCTCGCTGCAGATCGTTTCAACTACGACGTGCTGAACCACACGGATCTGTCACGCGACGGCGGCACTTCGGGAGACATCGACCTCGGGCACGTCAACTGGGGCAACTACGACCTCGTCGTCATCGACGAGTCTCACAACTTCCGCAACAAGAAGAGCCCCCGACAGGGCGGGATGACACGGTACGACCGCCTGATGAAGAAGATCATCAAGGAGGGCGTCAGGACGCGCGTTCTGATGCTGTCGGCAACGCCGGTGAATAACCGCCTCGCCGACTTGCGCAATCAGATCGCGTTCGCGACAGAGGGGGACGATACAGCTCTCGCCGACCACGGCATAGCGAGCATCGATTCCACGACCCGCTTGGCCCAGAAGCAGTTCAACCGCTGGCTGGAGCTCGATCCTGTGGATCGCACGCCCGGCCGCCTGGTGGAGATGCTGGGTTTCGACTACTTCAAGCTCCTCGATCTATTGACTATTGCACGCTCGCGAAGGCACATTGAGAAGTACTACGGAACGAGCGAGACCGGCCGCTTTCCGGACCGGCGCAAGCCGGTCAACGTCAAGGCCGACATCGATACCGCGGGCGAGTTTCGCTCCATCCGCGAACTCAACCAGGAGATCCGACGCCTGAACCTCTCGGCGTACGCGCCGCTGCGGTACGTTCTCGCACACAAGCAGGAGGCCTACGACCGCAAGTACAGCACCGAGGTGTCGGGTGGGAGGGGCTACTGGCGTCAGGTCGATCGCGAAGAGAGCCTGATCCAGCTGCTCCGGGTCAACGTGCTGAAGCGGCTTGAGAGTTCCGTCAACTCGTTCGCGCTGACAGTTCACCGACAACTGAACGATGTCGAGTCAATGCTCGCTCGCATCGACGCCAAGGGTGACGAGGTCGAAGAGGTCAGCATCGAGGACGTTGACATCGATGACTCGGCGTTCGAGAGTCTTCTCGTCGGCCGCAAGGTCAAGGTCCTGCTCTCGGACGTAGACCTCGTTCGCTGGCGGCAGGACCTCATCGAGGACCGAAATCGCCTGTCCACGCTTGCGTCGGTGGCCCGGCTGGTTTCGGCTGAGCGCGACGCCAAGCTCGTCAAGCTCAAGGAGTTCATCCTCGCGAAGTGCAGCGAGCCCTTCAATCCCGGCAACCGCAAGATTTTGCTGTTCACGGCGTTTGCAGATACGGCCGAGTATCTCTACCAGAACCTTGCGCCTTGGGCGAAGCAGGCACTGGGCATCGACTCAGCTGTGGTCACGGGAACGGGGCGCAACCAAACCACGCTGCCAGCTCTCCGCAAGGACTTTGTGTCGATTCTCACTGCCTTCTCCCCGCGTTCGAAGGAACGCCCCGAGGACCTCGCTCAGGAGGGGACAATTGACCTGCTCATCGGCACCGATTGCATCTCTGAAGGACAGAACCTTCAAGATTGCGACTGTGTCATCAACTACGACATCCACTGGAACCCCGTCCGCATCATCCAGCGCTTCGGCCGCATCGATCGTCTCGGATCGTCCAACTCTCAGATCCAGTTGGTCAACTTCTGGCCCAACATGCAGCTGGAGGAGTACATCAACCTCGAGCAGCGCGTAAGCGGCCGGATGGTCCTATTGGACGTTTCCGCTACCGGAGAGGAGAACCTGATCGAGGCTGATTCCGGCAACATGATGCGTGACCTCGAGTACCGTCGAGCACAGCTCCTCAAGCTTCAGGATGCGGTCATCGACCTCGAAGACCTCTCCACCGGCGTCAGCATCGCGGATCTCACGCTCACCGACTTCCGCATCGATCTTGCGGAGTACGCCCGACAGCACCCCAACCGCCTCGAGACGGAGCCCCCCGGCAGGTTCGCGGTGACAACCTCTTCCGACGCCGACATCGAACCAGGCATCATCTTCTGCCTTCGCGCAGAGGACGACGCTGCAAAGGTCGCCCCCGAGCCGGGTTATCCGCTCGCCCCGCACTACTTGGTCCATGTTGGTGACAACGGAACCGTTCTCATCCCGTACACGCGGGCAAAGCAGATTCTCGATCGTCTCAAGCGTTTGTGCATCGGGAAGTCGCTCCCCGATGCCGACGCATGCAACCGATTTGACCGCGAGACCAAGCACGGCAAGGACATGGGGCATACTCGGACGCTCTTCGCGTCCGCCGCCACATCCATCCTGGGCAAGAACGACGAGCGGGCCATCGCGAGTCTCTTCACGCCGGGGGGCACCCATGTCCGCCGAGGCGAGGTCGCCGGTGTCGATGATTTCGAGGTCCTCGCGTTCCTGGTCGTGCTTCCCGATGCTTCTGCCCCCGCCACTGCGCCTCTGTCGGAGGCAACTGCGTGACGTCGATTGGGCCCCAGCGAGTGATCGAAGCCCTCGGCCTCCCCGCCGCGGCCCTCGTCGGCCAGCGCGTCCCCAAGACGCTCCTGGTTGAGCACGGTGCGCCCACCGCCGCCGACAAACGGCTGATCGAGTCGGGCGTTGAAGAGCTCCGATGGGTCGCAAGCCTCAAGCCGAACACAGTCGGCGTCGCGTCATTCGAGGATGGCTCAAGACAGTGCGTCGAGCTCATCGTGCTCGCGCTCACCATCCGCCCCGATTGCAAGCCCACGCGACTGCTCGAGCTCGTTCACCGTGCCATCCCGTACCACCTCCTTCTGATCGTCAGCCAACTCGATGGTCCATTCGTTCTCAGCGCGGCGGACAAGCGCTGGTCGCAGGGCGAGTCTGGCCGGGTCGTGCTCGATGGCGACATCGTCGCCACGGACCTGACCACCACCGCGTCCGCAACCATCGAGGCTCTGCTCAACACGCTGATGGTGTCCCGACGGCCCCAGCCGAACCTGTACGCGCTGTACCGCTCATGGATCGACGCACTCCTCGCGGTCGAAGCCGCCCGGATCACGGGTGTGTTCGTTGAATCCGGCTCCTCCGAACTCGCCGCGGAGCGTCAAGCAGCGCTCGCAGCGTGCGCCGATCTCGACAAGCAGATCAAGTCGCTCCGCTCCGCCGCCGCCAAGGAGCGGCAGATGGCACGACAGGTCGATCTGAATCTCCAACTCCGGCAACTGCAGACGCGGTACGACGAGGCTCGCAAACGACTGTGAATCAGGACCCCCCATGAAGAACCAAAAACAGACAATCCGGAAGATCGTGGGGTTCCTGAACAACCCAGATGAAGAGGGCGGCTTCTGGCTGCCCAACATCCAGCGCCCGTTCGTCTGGAGCGAGGAGCAGATCTGCCGCCTGTTCGATTCGATCCTGCGCGAGTACCCGATCAGCACCCTGCTCATCTGGAAGACCACCAGCGGCATCCGGCGGCGGAAGTTCATCGACAACTGGAAGGAGTCGCTCCGCCTGAGCGACTTCTACGTCCCGGAGGACTCTAAGAAGAAGTGCCTAGTGCTGGATGGGCAGCAGCGGTTGCAGAGCTTGTTCATCGGCCTGTGCGGCAGCTACGAGGGGCGGGAGCTCTATCTCGACATCCTCAGCGGCCAGCTCGCCGCGCCCGACGACGTCAAGTACCGCTTCAAGTTCATGCCCGCCGCCCCGGCGTTCCCGTGGGTCCGCTTCAAGGACCTTGTGTTCACCAGCAAAAAGAAGCGTGAGATCGTTGAGGATCTGCGACAGGTCCACGAGGTGCCGAGCGCCGATCTGCCCAAGATCGACGACCATCTCGACCTGGTCGATCGCACGTTCAAGATGGACGAGGCGATCACCTACCAGGAGCTTGACAGCATCGACAACCCCCAGCTGTACTCCGAGGACGACGTCGTCGAGGTGTTCATCCGCGCCAACTCCGGCGGCACGAAGCTCGGCAAGTCCGACCTGCTCTTCTCGCTGCTCAGCGCCACCTGGGAGGTCGCCGACGACCGCATGGAGGAGCTGCTTGGCTCCCTCAACACCCACGGCTTCGCCTTCGACCGTGACTTCGTCCTGAAGACATGCCTGGTTTTGCTAGGGCAGGGCGCTCGTTACGAGGTCGAGAAGTTCCGCAAGCCCGGCGTGCGTGAGGACATCGAGCGCCGGTGGCACGAGATCGCCGGCGCGGTCCAGGATGTGCTCGATTTTGTGCGAAGCAAAACGTTCATCCAGTGCGACAAGGCGCTGCCCAGCTACCTGGTGCTCATACCCCTGGTCTACGTCCGATTCCATTATCCCGACGAGTGGAAGCGTGCGGCCGGGCTCGATGAGTATTTGCTCCGCTGCTCCCTGGCCGCGTCATTCACCGGCCAGCCCGACACGGTCATCGACGGCCTCTGCCGCCGATTCAAGGAAGTTGGCAAGTTCGACCTTGCGGAAGCGTTCAAGGTCATCCGCACCGCCAACCGCCCGCTGGAGCTCACCGAGGAGCGCCTGTGGCAGCTCGGCTACGGCTCAGACGCCATCCACCTGCTCTTCAACCTCTGGTACCGAGACTTCAACCACACGCCCGCGTACGAGAACAACCTGCCACAGATCGACCACATCTTCCCCCAGTCCGTGCTGGCGGCGATCCGAGACCCCAACCCCGAGACCGGCAAGCGCACCGTGGTGCGCTACCGAAAGCCGGTCCGCGATCAGCTCGCCAACTGCATGCTCCTCACCCGCGAAGAGAACGGGGCGGGCGGCAAGGGTGACACCATGCCCGACGTCTGGTTCGCCGACAAGAGCGAAGCATACCTTGATCGTCACCTGATCCCCCGCGACAAGGAACTTTGGAAGCTGGATCGCTTCGATGACTTCATCGCCGCCCGCAAGGACCTGATCCGAGAGAAGTTCGCCCAACTGCTGACCGCGCCCGGAGGCACCACCGCATGACCCCTCACGGCACCCCGACCATCCGCAAGATCACAGCCTCCGATCCGCTCGCCACCTCTGCCGACGTTGTCGCCGAAAACATCGCCCGGCTCAAGGCGCTGTTTCCCGAGCTGGTGACCGAGGGGCCGGACGGCGCCGCCGTGAACGTGGACGTGCTCAAGGCGCTGGTGGGCGACAAGACCGTCACCGATGCCGACGAGAAGTACGGCCTCAACTGGCACGGCAAGCGCCGTGCGCGGCAACTCGCGCTCACGCCCTCCACCGGCACGCTGCGCCCCTGCCCGCAGGAGAGCGTGGACTGGGACACCACGCAGAACCTGATGATCGAGGGCGACAACCTGGAGGTGCTGAAGCTGCTGCAAAAGAGCTACTTTGGCAAAGTGAAGCTTATCTACATCGATCCGCCGTACAACACGGGCAAGGACTTCGTCTATCCCGACGACTTCAAGGACAACATCCGGAACTACCTGGAGCTGACCGGGCAGGTGGAGGGTGGGCGAAAGATCAGCAGCAATACGGAAGCCAGTGGGCGGTTTCACACGGACTGGCTGAATATGATGTATCCGCGGCTAAGGTTGGCGAGAGGTTTGTTGACGCGCGATGGCGCCATGTTCGTGTCCTGCGACGAAGCAGAACAGGCCCGCCTGCGGCTCGCCATGGACGATGTGTTTGGCGGCGAGAACTTCATCGCTGACATGGTATGGGCGGCGGGGCGCAAGAACGACTCTCGGCTCGTTTCGGTATCGCATGAATACATCGTTTGCTATGCCCGCGACGCGGGGTTCCTGACCGAGCAGAAGATCGAATGGCGGCAGCGGAAGAAGGGGCTGGAAGACATCTATGCACAATATGAACGGCTCAAGCGCGAACACGGGGATGACTACGCGGCCATCACGGCTGCAATGAAAGATTGGTACAAGGGTCTCGCCGATTCTCATCCGGCTAAGGCGCACAAGCACTACAACCACGCCGACGCCCGTGGAGTCTACTTCCCAGCGGATATTTCATGGCCAGGGGGCGGTGGTCCCAAATACGAGGTTCTGCACCCAATTACGAAGAAGCCGGTAAAGATTCCTGCACGCGGCTGGATAACACCCGATCCACAGAAGATGCAGGCATGGATTGCCGATGATCGTGTCCAGTTCGGCACAGACGAATCAAAAGTGCCCTGTTTGAAAGCGTACCTGAGGGATCAGGAGAATCAAGCGCCGTACAGTGTCTTTTACCAAGACGGCCGCGCTGCAACCAAGCGCCTTCGAGACCTGATGGGGGAAGATTGTTTCGACTTCCCGAAGGACGAAACGGTATTGCAGGAGATCGTCGAGATGCTCACGAGTGGAGAGGACGTGGTCATCGACTTCTTCGCCGGCTCCGGCACTACCGGCCACGCCGTCATGGCGCAGAACGCCGCCGACGGCGGCAATCGCCGCTACATCCTCGTCCAGCTTCCTGAGCCGCTCGACCCGAAGAACAAGGACCAGAAGACCGCCGCCGACTTCTGCGACAAACTCGGCAAGCCCCGCACCATCGCTGAGTTGACCAAGGAACGCCTGCGCCGCGCCGCGAAAAAGATCAAGGAAGAGAATCCGCTCTTCGCCGGCGACCTCGGCTTCCGCGTCTTCAAGCTCGACTCGTCGAGCATCCGTGAGTGGGAACCGAGCCGCGAGGAGATTGCCGAGTCGCTCGAAGCCCACGTGGAGAATCTCCGCACGGACTGCAATGAGCAGGACATTCTCTATGAACTTCTGCTCAAGCGAGGCCTCGACCTGTGCGTCCCCATCGAGACCAAGACCATCGCTGGCAAGACGGTGTACTCCGTCGGGGCCGGATCGCTCATCGCCTGCCTCGACACCACGATCACCCGCGCCGACGGCGAGGCGCTTGCGATGGGCATCGCCCAGTGGCACAAGTCGTTGAATCCTGCAGGCGAGACCGTTGTCATCTTCCGCGACGACGCCTTCGCCGACGACGTGGTGAAGACGAACGTCGCCGCGATCCTGGAGCAGCACGGCCTGAAGAACGTGCGGAGCCTGTGACTCGAGCAGATGCACACGCATGAAACTTCACTTCGAACCAGACCTCGACTATCAACTGCGGGCAATCGAGTCCGTCTGCGACCTGTTCCGCGGGCAGGAGATCTGCCGCACCGAGTTCACCGTCGTGCGCGATGTGACCAACCCTCAGATGCGGCTGGGTTTCGCCGAGAGCGATCTGGGCGTGGGCAACCGCCTCACCCTCCTCGATGACGAGTTGCTGGAGAACCTGAAGGACGTCCAGCTCCGCAACGGGCTTGCGCCGGCGAGCGTGCTCGCGTCGGGCGACTTCACCGTCGAGATGGAGACGGGCACGGGCAAGACCTACGTCTACCTACGCACCATCTTCGAGTTGAACAAGCGCTACGGCTTCACCAAGTTCGTCATCGTGGTGCCGTCCGTGGCCATCAAGGAGGGTGTGTACAAGTCGCTGCAGATCACCGAGGAGCACTTCAAGGGGCTGTACGCGGGCGTGCCTTTCGACTACTTTCTGTACGACTCGGCCAGGCTCGGCCAGGTGCGCAACTTTGCCACCAGCGCCAGCATCCAGATCATGGTGGTCACCGTCGGGGCCATCAACAAAAAGGACGTCAACAACCTCTACAAGGACAGCGAGAAGACCGGCGGCGAGAAGCCAATCGACCTGATCAAGGCCACACGACCGATCCTCATCGTGGATGAGCCCCAGAGCGTGGACGGCGGCCTTGAGGGGCGCGGAAAGGAAGCTCTCGGGGCGATGAACCCACTCTGCACGCTGCGATACTCGGCGACGCATGTGAACAAGCACCACATGGTGTACCGCCTGGATGCGGTGGATGCGTACGAGCGGAAACTGGTCAAGCAGATCGAGGTGGCTGCCGCCACCGTGGAGAGCGCCCACAACCGACCGTTCGTGCGCCTGATCGGCGTGCAGAACCGGCGAAACGTCATCTCGGCGAAAGTGGAGTTGGACGTCGAGACCCTCCACGGCGTGGAGCGGAAGGAGGTCTTGGTCCAGGACGGCGACGACCTCGAACAGACCACGCGCCGTGCGATGTACGCCAACTGCCGCGTCGGCGAGATCCGTGTGGCAGCAGGGCGCGAGCACATGGAGCTGCGGTACCCGGGTGGCGAGAAATACCTCAAGCCTGGTGAGTCGTGGGGCGACGTCGATGGTGCGAGCATCCAGCGAGAGATGATCAAGCGAACCATCAAGGAGCACCTGGACAAGGAGAAGCGTCTCCGGCCGCTCGGGATCAAGGTCCTCAGTCTGTTCTTCATCGATGAGGTGGCCAAGTACCGTCAGTACGACGCAGACGGCAACCCCGTGAAGGGCGAGTACGCCAAGATCTTCGAGGAGGAGTACAAGCGCTGGGCCCGCCACCCCGACTACGACACCCTCTTCAGGGAGGTTGACCTCTCGAAGGCCGCGGAGGAGGTACATGACGGGTACTTCTCGATCGACAAGCGCACCGGCCGAGTCGTGGACACGGAAGAGGGCAACCAGACCGGTCGCGACGCGGCCGAGAAGGCGTACAACCTGATCATGAAGGAGAAGGAGAAGTTGCTGAGCTTCTCCACGCCGCTGAAGTTCATCTTCTCGCACTCGGCGCTGAAGGAAGGCTGGGACAACCCCAACGTGTTCCAGATCTGCTCCCTCCGCGACATCCGCACCAAGCGGGAGCGTCGTCAGTCAATCGGACGCGGACTCCGCCTGTGCGTGAACCAAGACGGGCAACGCGTCCGCGGGTTCGAGGTCAACACGCTGACCGTGGTGGCCAACGAAAGCTACGAGGCCTTCGCCGACAACCTCCAGAAGGAGATCGAGGAAGACACGGGCATCCGCTTTGGCATCGTTGAGCAGCACCAGTTCTCACAGGTCGCGACCGCCAGCGCTGACGGCAAGGTCACGGTGCTCGGCGTCGAACAGTCAAAAGAGGTTTGGGAACACCTCAAGGCCAAGGGGTACATCGACGCCCGCGGAAAGGTGCAAGACGCACTGCGCCAGGCTATCAAGAACAAGACGGTCGACCTGCCTGCCGTTGTCGGCGAGACCGGGCAGAAGGACCAGGTCGTAGAGATCCTCCGCAAGCTTGCGGGCAAGCTGGAGATCAAGAACGCCGACGAGCGGCAGACGATCAAGGCCCGCCGAGCCGTGCTGGACAGCGAGCAGTTCAAGCAGCTCTGGGCCCGCATCCGTGACAAGACCACATATCGCGTCAACTTCAACAATGACAAGTTGATCGCCGATGCCAGCAAGGCGATCGACGACGCACCACCGATCGCAAGGACGCGGCTGCAGTGGCGCAAGGCCGACGTCGCAATCGGCCGAGGCGGCGTGCAGGCGACCGAGTCGGGCGATTCCGCTCTCGTTGTTCTCAATGAGGCGGACATCGAGTTGCCTGACATCCTGACCGACCTGCAGGACCGCACGCGCCTTACCCGCAAGAGCATCGCCAAGATCCTGATTGACAGCGGTCGCCTGGATGATTTCTCCCGCAACCCGCAGGAGTTCATCGAGTTGGCTGCGGACGCGATCAACCGATGCAAGCGACTGGCATTGGTGGACGGCATCAAGTACCAGCGCCTGGGCGACGAGTTCTATTACGCCCAGGAGCTCTACGAGAATGAAGAGCTGACCGGCTACCTGCGGAACATGCTGGCGGCCTCGAAGGCCCCGTATGAGCACGTCGTGTACGACTCCGACGTTGAGAAGTCGTTCGCCCAGGAGCTTGAGCGAAACACCGCCATCAAGGTCTACGCGAAGCTGCCCGGATGGTTCACCGTGCCCACGCCGCTCGGGGCGTACAACCCCGACTGGGCAGTTCTCGTGCAACATGACGGGGAAGAGCGACTGTACTTCGTCGTGGAAACCAAGTCGTCAGCCCTGCTGTTCGACGATGCGCGGCGCGTATCCGAGAACGCCAAGATTCAATGCGGCAAGGCACACTTCAAGGCGATAGCCACTGATAGCAATCCGGCTCAGTTCATTGTCGCGGCATCGGTCGACGATGTCCTTCAGCATCCGACCCGGAGCAGACCACGCGACAAATGACTGGTTGGCCTCTGCGGATCGCCCGCCAAGCGCTTCGCTGCCGACTCCATGACGTGATGGCCACGATTGGGCGCAGGTCGCGCTCGGTAACGAGGTCGCGGCCTTTGAGCGCAGGCGGAAGGTTCAGGATCTCCTCCTGAATATCCGGCGCAAGGTGCAGCAGGTTCATGATCTGCGTCATCCGCGGCTGCGTGACCTGACAAAGCCGGGCGAGCTCTGAGAGGTCGGCAACGACGCCCTTCCGGAGCAGGCGGTCGTACTTGATCGCCAAGGCCAGTAGGCGGGCCACGCGTGGCACACGGCCGGGTAGCTCGGCCTTTGGGGCCTCGGGGCCGAGGACCACGCGCTTGCGGCGGGCCTTTCGGGTGATATGGATGGTCCGCACCACGGTCGTCACGCAGCTTCCTCCAGTTGTCGGGCGCACAGAGCGGCGATCCCGGTCGCTCGGAACGTCACCGCGACGGTGGCGTTCTCAGCGTCGTACTCGATCCTCGAGAAGAGCAACTTCAGTACTCGGCCCTGCTCGCGAGGCGACAGTTGCGCCCAGACCCCGTCGAACTCGTTGAGCGCCTTGCGGGCCTCCTCGCGGGTGAGGGCGCTTGCTCCGATCAAACCCAGCCGTGTTTCGACCTCGGCAAGGCGGGTGCGTGCCCCGCTGACCCGTTCGTGAGCGGCGGCCAGCCGCGCGGTGGTAGCGGTGCTCCCGCTCCGGTCCGCTACCAGTTCCCGCAACTCCTTCTCCAAGCGGCCGAGCGAGGCGTGGATCGACGCCCGCTCCGACTTCAGCGCCGTCAGTTCCTCGTCTACGTTGACCTGGGCTTCTGCAAGGATGCGGTCCAGCAACGTCCGGTCGTTGCCGAGCGCCCGGATCTCGTCGACCACGAGCTTCTCGATCTCTAGGCCGGGCAGCGTCGATGCGGCGCAGGTGTGTGCCCCGTTCTTGATGGCGTGCAGGCACCGGTAGTAGCGGTACTGCTTGTTCCGCTTGCCGTAGAAGGTGTGGATCATGGCGCAGTCGCACTTCTTGCAGCGCAGGAGCCCACGCAGGAGTGCCCCATATTTGTTGCGCATCTCGATACCACCGGTCCGACCGTTCTCGAGGAGCTGCTGGCGGACGCGCTGGAACAAGGCGGGATCGACGATCGCCTCGTGCTCGCCGTCGTACGTGTTGCCCCGGTGGACGATCTTGCCCGTCAGGAGCGGGTTCGTCAGAAGAACGTGGAGGGTGCCCGTGTTGAAGGGCTGACCGCCGACGCTCACCCCCTTCTTGGTCACCCGGCGCTTGTTCTTCCACTCCCGGTGCCGCAGCTCGGTCACCGTCCGCTGGAGCGAGCCCTTGTCCAGGTACATCTTGAAGATCTCGCGGACCTTGGCCGCCTCGCGGGGATTGACGACCAGGCGGGGGCTGCCGCCGGAACGGTCCACGTCGTAGCCCAGGATGGGTACCCCGCCCGCCCACTTGCCCCGACGCTTCTGGGCGGCGATCTTGTCGCGGATGCGCTCGCCGATGATCTCTCGCTCGAACTGGGCAAACGAGAGCAGGATGTTGAGCGTCAGCCGTCCCATCGAGCTTGTGGTGTTGAACTGCTGCGTGACCGAGACGAACGAGACGCCCTTGCGGTCGAACGTCTGCATGATGCGGGCGAAGTCCATGAGCGAACGGCTCAGTCGGTCCACCTTGTAGACCACGACGCAGTCAACCTTGCCGGCCTCGATGTCCTTCAGGAGCTGCTCCAGCGCTGGCCGTTCCATGCTGCCGCCGGAGAACCCGCCGTCGTCGTAGCGGTCCGGAAGGCAGATCCACCCTTCGTTCCGCTGGCTGGCGATGTACGCCTCCGCCGCCTCCCGCTGGGCGTCGAGGGAGTTGAACTCGAGTTCGAGCCCCTCCTCGCTGCTCTTGCGGGTGTAGATCGCGCACCGGATCGGCCCGGGCGCTCCCTCGCCCCGTTCCCGCGATGGCGGCACGCTGGGCGTTCGGCCTCGCTTGGTCATCGCCCACCCCGCAATCCGAAGAAGCGGTACCCGTTGATGTGCTGGCCCGTCACCTTCTTGGCGATCACCGACAGCGTGCCATACCGCTCGCCGTCGAACTCGAAGCCTTCACCGTCCCCGAGCACGATGACCCGGATCGTCCGCCCTTTGTACTGGCGGACGATCGCGGAGCCGGGCGGCGGCAGCCGGGGATCGCGGCGGTCGCGCGGGTCGAGCGACCGCACGCAGGTGCGGATCTCGCCGGGCTGCGGCGGGGAGGTGTACGAGCGGGGAGCCATCGTCCGGATCTCGGCGTCGTCGGCGAGTTCCGCCGCCCGCCGTTTGGCTCGCTCGCTCAGGTCGCCCTCCGCATTGGCCTGTATGCGCCACGCGATCTTGCGGATCAGATAGGCGCGGTGGCGCGTGCGGCAGGCGTGGCCGTGCAGTTCCTCGTAGCGGTCCACCAGGTCGCTGGTGGTCATCCGGTGGAGCTCGCCGAGTTGTTGTTCAATCGCATCGGTCGTGGGAGACATGTGGGTTCCTCTTCGCATCGGTCCGGAGCCCTAACCCCGGTGCCGTGTGGGGGGGCGGATACACTGAGGTCCGCATGCTGCGGAAGTTCAAGTCGATCGGCGTCAGATTCCGCCAGTTCGCTCGCCCCCCCTCCCTCCCCGGTGGAACGCGAAGCGGGGGGGCGTTTCGCATGGATGGCCCGCGCGAGGCCGAGTGCGAAGATGCTCGCCACTTCCGCGTCGCGCTCCGCAGGCGTCATGGACTCGGGCCGAGTGTTTGAGATCACGGTGAGCTCCGTGCAGGAGAGAGTGGCCGCCACGATCGCCGCCGCATCACCGCATGCCCTTATGCAAAAGTCGCGCGCCGCGTGGCGCGATAGCCAGCGGATCGCGGTTGCAACCGCCACGTTCGCGTCAACTGCCCGCATGCGAATGGACAGGGGCTGGATCTGGAAGACCACCCCGCTTGAATCGTTATCGGACTGTTCCCTAACTCCGCTAGAAAGCTGCCTATGCCGGGCTATCTGGGCAATGGCTCGGGCTTTCGAGCGTTCTGCTGGCATGACAAGACTCGGAGTTCAGGTCGTAGCCGTGGCGTTGGTTGCGTCTCTCGGGGCCTCGACGGTCATCGCGCAGAGCACCACTCGAACCGCTGTGTTTCAGGAAAGCACCGGACCTGTTCAGCGCGTTTGGGTCGAGTATCGTCCACCGGGTGTTCCTGCGAGCGAGGCGCTGCCGACCGTGTTGGTCCTTCATCCCGGTGCCAGTTCGCCCGCCAACATCGCGGCTGCGTCCGGATGGAACGCTGTCGCGGACGCGAATCGCCTCATGATCGTTTACCCCGCAGCCACACCGGGCACCACGCCGACAACCGGGGTCTGGAATGCATGGCGATGGATGGGTGCGCCGATCCCCACGGGTACGCCTCCGAGCCTCGCAAACCGGGATGATCTGGGGTTCCTCTCCTCTTTGATACAGCTCCTCACGACTCGTACCAACGAAACCGCCGACGCAGCACGGGTCTACATGACCGGTTTCTCCAGCGGTGCCCAGATGACCGATACCTTTGCAGGCGCTGGGTTCAGCAGCGTCGCAGCATACGCACCGGTGTCGGGAGGGTGGTGCGAGGCGTATGGTGTTCCCACGACGTTTTGTCGTCCTTCCGGGCCGGTACCGTTGTGGTTCTGGCGAGGTAATGGAGAGAACGCCATCGTCACCGCAGGTGTTCCGCGGACCGTTCAAGATCAACAGCAGCGCGACTTCTGGATTGCATGGAACGGCGCGTCCTCCCAGCCAAACTCAACGGACTCACGTCTCGTGACGGGTATCCGCACGACCCAGTTTGGCACAACTACCGTGACCGTCACCCACAATACTCTGGTTTTTGGTTCAGGAGGCACTGAGTTCCGCTACACCGAGGTCATCGGTGGCACGCATGAATATCAGGTCGGTGCCGCACCGCGGATCTGGTCCGAGTTTTTCTCTCGCTTCCGCTTGGTGCAGCCGGGCTGCAACAACGCCGATCGCAACTGCGACCAACGGATTGACATCGAAGACTTGTATGCGATGAACCAGTCGCCTGTGGATCTGAATGGTGACGGAGTTGCTGACAGCGGCGACGCGAGCGCTCTCGAGTTGTTCTTGCGGAAGAACGAGATCGCCGACATGACCAGCGGTCGTCGATGAAGCACGAAGATTGACCGGCAAATCAAATCCGCGTGTACACGCCGCGTCTTCGAAACCGGTGTCATCGTAGATTGTGGTTGGGCTATACCGGTCAGACATGACGCGAGACACAGATGCTATCTCCCGAGCCTTCGCGAGCACGAACCCCTCATAACCCGGGCACCCGGCGGCGAGAGACGCGGAGAGACTTTGGGCCAAAATCGCGCCCGCGAGGCCCAGGTGGGCCGCAGCCGGTTATGGACACGCCGCGCGGCAGAGACCCGGCCCGACGCCGGTCGCGCTCGCGATCCCGTCGGAACGTGGGCCAAAACGCGAAAACGCCGCCGAGGTCTCTCGGCGGCGTTCCCTGAAAACCAAGGGGCCGGCTGCTTTCGCAACCGGCCCGGTAATAGCGGGGGTAGGATTTGAACCTACGACCTCCGGGTTATGAGCCCGACGAGCTACCAGGCTGCTCTACCCCGCAATCTGGGCGGACCCTAGTCGGCGGCGGGTGGAGAGTCAAGGGAAAGGGTGG